CATAGTTTTGCATTTTTTATTTCTTATAAATATCATTATAAAACAAAAAGCATGACCATTGCCACGCTCTTTATTTATTCATCAACATATTTGTTAAGTGCTTTAATCATCTTATCAAATTCCTCATTAATCATAACGCTTTCACTATCATATACATCTGCACGTTTATATGATGCCTCTTGTGGCTTTACAGAATGTTCATCAAGCATATTCATGTATTTATCAAACATGCTTTCAACTATTAATGGTTTTTTGGTATTGAATGATTCCATTGGTGCATTTGGGTCAGAACCCATGTCGGCTGTTGGCATAGAGCCTTCTGCTCCAGCAATGTCTCCACCGCTTCCATCATCACCAGGTGCTCCGAGTCCGTCTAGGTCTCCTCCCATGTCACCTTCTCCACCCATAGGTGCTGGAGGTGGTGCGCCACCGCCTCCCATGCCTCCATTATTACCCATGCCTCCTTGACCTTGTTGGTCATCCATATATTCGGCACCAGGCTCACCGTATATTCTGTCAACAGTATCGAATATACCAGTTTTCTTGATGATTTGAGTTGTTTTCTCAAGTTCAGCAGCAATACCTTTTTCAAGACGTATTTCTTCAAGATTCTCTTTAATTTCTTTTTCAGACCATTTCATTATCTGTTTTAATGCACGAGTCTGAGACATAACTGGAAGACCATTACCTGGGTCACTAACAGCATCCCTAACAGCATCAATCTTCTTCTGCATATTTTCTATCTCCAAACCTTCTGCTTGAGTTGATGGATTGTTCATCGACAAAGTGAAATTATTTAACTCATCGTTAAAGCCAAGCAAAAATAAATGTATTGATGCAACTTTCGTTAATTCCATCAAAAATGCTTGCTGAATTCTATTTACTGTTCTAGTAAAACGAATATCCATTAACGCTAGGTTTTTACCATCACCAGCAGTCTCTTCAAAATTCAAGAATGACTTAGGTATTCTAAGTGCTGTCAGTACTTTGTTCTGTACAAACTTGATGTCATCCAATGCGGTCATGTTCTGTGCAGCAGACAATGTATCAATTGGTGTTGGCGCATTCTCATCACGAACAGGAATAAAAATATCTTGGTCAACTGATAATATATTTTTACGAAGGTCAATTTGCCCAGTCATTGGGTCAACAATTGGTGTCCTTTTAAATTCATTTGCGATTCTCTCAACATATGCTTGAACATCTGCATCATCAATTGCGCCAACGAATATTTTATACACACGTCTTTCAATTGAGCGTTCCAAACGATATATAAGCATCATGTCTTCCATAAGAGAAAGCATACGCCAATGCCTACGTGCTGCATTAAGATAACTAACTCCGTAAGGTAAATATAATGAATTGGTAAGTAATCTGAAATGCGCTATTTGCCAATCACGGAATGGTATTTGGGAGTTGTTATCATCTAGCCAAATAAATTGTGTTGACATATCAGCATTATCCTTGGTGATTCCATTTACCGCAATTGACGCACCAGCACCATATGGATTTTGTATTCCGTTTTCAATTCTTTCCATATTGAAAACTGGCATTTGTTTCCACCCCTTTACGCCATTTTTGTTATCAATATCCAAAAGCATAAATTGGTTTCCATACTTACACATTGCACGAATTATCATTTGCCCAGTTAACTGTATATTCAATCTATTTACGAACAAATCTTCTAGTATACTTTTAATACGGTCAGATTTTGAATATACATTTACAATCATCCCTTTATCATTCGTAATGGTACTTTCCTCTGATACAATATCCAATGCAGCACCAATCTCTGGAAATGCATCCATCAAATCAGCGTCACGATACATAAGCTTAACATTGTTAAGTCCAGCATATGCCGTAACAGACAGATTTACATTGGCTTTAATCCACCTATCCTTTAAATATTTATTTTGTTGAAGCTCTAGTTTTTTAGTGGTATAGTCTTCCTTGCTATCGGTTTTATATAATATTTTACCACCGTTGCTAGTCATGTCATATGTGTTGACATGTGGCATAGCATTATCTTGAGGATTCCAATTACCAGTAATCGCTTTATCTAGGGCTTGAAACACAGTTCCATTTTTCTTAGCCATGACAATTTTTTATATAAAAAATAATTATTCTTCTATAAATATAAATATAAATTAAGTTAACGTTGCATTCCGAATACCCACATGCAGCTTCCATTAGGTATATGGTCAAATTTATTGATATTTTTACTGTTATAAAAGGGTAGACCATTTTGTGGCGTTATCGGGTTGCCATAGTTGATTTTAGGCTTATTCATATTAATGGCATTGGACATCATATATGCATTTAATATTGATTTGTCTTTGTTAACGGTATTTTGTATTCTGTTAACAGTAAACTGCATAACAAATAATCCCATTGCTAGTGATGTCAAAGTATCATCGTGAGCACCGTCTTGGTGGTCAATTCTAGCGTTCTCTCCCTTGAATATCCAAGTTTCAAGTTCATTGATAACTCTAGCAGAACGTATCTTAAATTCATCATTACGAACCAAACCAGCAAAATTTGCTAATACTGGATAACGGTTTCCTTGGAAATGGAAACCAGGTAACTTATCCGTGTATCCATCATAGTTTTTGGTTGACCTTTGTACAGTATAAGTCTTTTGATTAGAGTCCTCATAATACAAATTCTTATAACCCATCTGAAGCATTGTTAAAATGCAAGCGTCTCCTTGACCGCCAGTACAGTCAACAACAACAAACGCATCATTATACATCGTGGCATATTGATAGCACAATGCGCCAATATCATCACCAAGTTTTTTGCCCACATATTCCGCAACTTGTTCAATTATTGGCATTCCATTTTCATCCCTACCGTCCATATCAATGATTTCAATGGCAGTTCTATCGGCTGAAACACCCCTAGACGGGTCGCAAGCCAAAATATAACGGTGTCCATCAATCGGTTTTTTCCAAAACCAAGTTTCCTCAACCAACGGGTCAACAAAATCAGATAAAGGTTCTCTAGTATTTAATTTCTCTTGCATTTCAATAAACTCTGGGGCAACAACGTTATCAGCAGAACCCATGAATGACACATCAAGCTCTTGCGCAATTTTCATTGAGTCATTGTTGAACTGTTTACACATTTCATCGTACCAAGGTGCGGATGGTTTCCAACCACTATGCTCTAGTCTAGCCCATCTTTCCTCGTTATATGCAATGCCACCTTCTCCATCAACAATCGGGTCTTGGTCATACATCCATTCGCCTGTATCTTCGTTTTTCTTTTTCCAAACAAGATATTTGTTAAAACGAGGGTCTTGATACCAACGGAACTGTACAGCGACAAAGTTATTTTCTTTACTAAGTGCTTGTCTGTAAGTATTATAATACAACTCGTCTCTACCATTAGGCGTAGATACCATCACAGTTTTGGAGTTTGGGTTTGATGCCATTGTTGCAGCAGCAGTAGTAAATGCAGCGACACCTTCCTCAATAAATGCAGCCTCATCAAGAATCAATACAGATACAGCAGAAATACCACGAGAGGCATTAGGACCAGAAGCACGAGCAATAACTCTACAGCCATTGAATAATTTTAACTCACCTTTTGCGTCTTTTAAGAAAATGGATTTCGTATTTTTCTCAGAATTTGGGTCTGGTGAAAAATAATCGTTTCCCCACATCCAACGAGGTACTTGTTCTAAGAAATCACGGATTTTAATAATAATTTCTTGTGCTTGCTCAAGTTTGTTTGCAATACACAAAACAGTTTCTGGCGCATCTTTTGAGGCAAAAACGCATTGTCCAGTAACCCATGCGCTAGATAAAGTTGTAATACCACACTGTCTAGGCTTAATTGCAACAACATTTCTGTTTTCTGAAAGGGCTTTCAGAAATGCCCTTTGTCTTGGGAAACAATGAAATTGTGTCTTCTTACCTTTTGTAGCATTAAAAGTGGATAAGTATTTTTCAATAAATGTTATTCTACTTTTGTCACTGTAACAGATGGCATAGTCTTGTCTTAATTGTTTTA